ATCTATAAGCTTGATATAAATTATGTAGTTTAGGATTAGATTGCGCTAATTGTAATTGAGTTTGTGCCATCGAAATTCTTTGTGTTTGAGAAAAAATATTAGGATCAGCAACAGGTAAGATATCTACCTTGTCATCAAAGTCTGCTACTTTAACATTTCTCGATGCACCGGGTACGTCATAAGGATATTCTGCAGGTAAGTAACTTTTAAATACTCCCGCTAATAATCTAAATTCATTTTTTAAACCTACATATAATCTTTTATGAATAGCTGACATAACTCTAGATCCACGCTCCAATAACGCAACCGTTGTACCAACAGCCGCGGCTTGATTCATATCGCCTACTTGTGCATCTGCGATGCTCGCGAATCGTTGTGCTCCTGAAACTACTACTCCCATTAATTGAAGTAAAGTTTGGTCTGGTCCTTTAAAAGGGAGTTGCATGAACTGATCTTTAATATTTCCACCTGGTACATCTACATCTCTAAATTCTCCAGGTTGTAAAGGTTGTGCATCATCTCTCATTCTAACACCTCTAGTTTTAAAACCAGCAGGTAAGTTAGCTAAAGTTCCGGCATCTAATAATTGTCTTAAAGCAACTGTTGCTGTACGTGACAAACCACCAATCATGTGAATTAATCCTAAACCATAAAAACCTAAACCAGGTAAAAATTTAAAGTGTACAAAATAATCTTTTTTCTTTTTTAAAGGATCTTGTTCGCCGTAGTTTCTTCTTATAGATAAAACTTTTGAGTTTGCTTCATCAATTGTAATTATATAAGGTAATTTAATTCCAGTGGGCTCACCATCTTCAGGATCTACATCTTCGTGTCCTTCCAAATCTACATCAACATGCATTTCTAAAATTGTATACATGTCTTCTTGGCCGTTTTGTTGAATGCCTTCTAATTCTAATTCTTTTTGTTTTAATTTATCTTCTTGTACAGGAGGTTCTCCTAAATCAATGTCTTTATAGAAACCATTAATTTGTTGTTTTCGTAAATCATTGGGTGACATACGAATAACATGAATTACAGCTTCCGCATCTTCTAATGAAGTAGCAGAATAAGGTACTACTAAATCTTCAGCAGGAATAAATTTAGATACTGCTCTACCTAATAAATCATCATAATAAACTTTTTTAAACGTTGAACCCGACAATGGTAAATAGAATAACATTTGATCAAATTCAGGTTCATACTCTTTCATCTGATCCATGATTTGATAATTCATAAAATCTTTAACACGTTTTGATTGTTCTTCTTTAGCAACACTCGCATCTCCCATGATTTGAGTTCTAACTGGACCATCCGCGGGCAACAGTTCTTTATAAGCTTGTGCTTGAAATTGTGTAACGGCTTCTGCAAGAACTGGGTGAGTTACTGAACTTGCTCCTCTAAAGGGTTCTGTTTTAGTTACGTATTTAAATCCTAAAAGATTTAAACCTTCTCTATAACTGTCTGCCCATTCTTGTCTTGATTGTTTATAATTAGTATACTTTTCCATTAACTCGGATGCCAATGGATCTAAAACGTTGTCTTCTAAAAAGTCTGCTAAATTTTCAAAGTGGTCTTCGCCACCTTCTGGATTAACTTGTGATGGATCAAAATTAACGGTTGCTCCACCATCATCATTCATTTCAATTTCAGGTTCTCCGGCCTGTTGTCTTTCAATAATCTCTTGTTGCTCTTCAACAATTACTTCTTCACCAGGAATTTCAATTTCTGTTTTTGTATTGGGTAATGATTTATCTATTGTAGCCATGAGCTATTCTATACCTTCTCTGTTATTGATTTAACACCTTCTTCGACAGAAGTACTATCAGGTGTTTGTTTAACTGTCAAACTTTCAATTACTTCATTGAGCATTTGAGGATCTTGTTTTTTAGGTTCATCTAAAGGCATTGGGTTTTCAGCAGCCCATTCCAATAGTTCAGCTTGGGTTACTTTTTCATCATTTGCCGTATTTACAAATGCACCTATGATTTCGTTGTATTTAATATCCATTATCTTTTTCTCCTAAACATTGTAGCTAGACCAGTTGGTACAAATCCACCTTTTTTTCCATGTAATGAGTAACCTCTTTCGGAACTAGCTTGATTACTTTTACCTGTTGGGTTGGCCGATGTATCTGGACCACTTACAGAAAAATCTCTACCATCTCTTTGTTGTTGAGCTGAATATTCATTTGCTAATCTGTTTGAAATCCTATTTGCTTCTGCTCTATTTGCTGCTGCGGCTTCTTCTGCTGCGGCTTGAGCAACTTGTGCTTCAGCTTTTTTATCTGCTCTATAATTTTTAAATTTATTTGCTGCTTTTAAAGCTAAATTTAATGGAGTTGGTATATTTCCAAGCATTCTTTGTAAACCAAAAATTCCTTCTTTAAGTGAAAGACCAAAACTTAAATCATCACTATCAACTGTTCCTTCACCAATGTCTTCTATATTAAAATTTCCACTTACTGTTGATCCTGGTCCTTTGTATCCTAAACCTGGTCTAGCTGCAGTAATTCCACCCTTGTCATTGCCTCCATTATTAATAATATTACGAGGAGATACTACAGGTATATCTGGTGTTGAATCCGGTGGTGTAGTATTAGGATCATAGTAACCCAACATTGCTAATTGACCTTGAATAGTTACATCATCATGTCCACCTCGTTTCATAGAGTTATAAACATTCATACCTTGTGCATCTAATGTATCCCACCAATTAGAATTGTTTTGTGAATTTGAATTTACTTGTGAAAGAATTTGTGGACTACTTGTTATAAGATTAGAAAGCATTCCTCCCATAGCATATCCTGCTCTTTTAGGTTGCATCATAGATGCAATTCCGCCGTCCGCGTATTTCTTTTTATATTTATTTGCAAACTTTTTCCAACCTGTATAACCTGATGGTTTGTAATTATCTTTTAGGTCCGGATTTGCCAAACCCAAGTCTTCAGCTTTTTTAATCATTCGTCCTCTTTTACTTGCGTAACCATCACTTGCATTTGGATCAGAATAATTTCCTGTTTCACTATTGGCAGTATCTGCCATTGCTTTACCTTTTTCTTTACCAGTTAATTTTGGTGTTTCTATTTCCCCAAGTTCTTCTTCACTAACTTCTTCATCACCTTCAGATGATTTATTTTTAAGAATATTAGCCAGACCTTGTTCGGGCATAATCATTGCGAAAATTTTTTGAGATTGTTCTGGATTGTCTTCTATGTATTCTTCAACTTTTTTTGAGAGTAAATCTAATCCTGCTGCAGATGCTACTGCATTAATAGTTATTCCTGCTGCTTCTGCAAAAGGTATTAGGATAGGTATTGCTAATGCTGGCATAGTTAATAATAAGTCCTGTTATGTGGCATTGAAACTTCGTCTTTTTCATCTTCAGGGTGACCAATAAAACCACCTTGACGAAATCGCATTACCGCTTGTGTTGTGCTATCCACCAAATCATCATGATCTCCATAAGGAAATGATGCACATTCTTCAATCACCTCATCAGCGAATTTTTCATCTGGCGCCCAAATTTGTCCAGACTCAAATAGAGGTGAACAGGCGTTTACCCTAGCATGTTTATCATTACCTTTACTAGGAGTGAAGTTTATAACAGGTATCCCCATCTTACGCAACTCATAAGTTAAGGGTAGTCCACTTGCTTTAGCCTCGATGATAACTGTTTCAGGTTTCCAATAGTCATATTGTTCCTTGGCTTTTTTACGAAGTTCTGGAAATTCGAGTCGTTCCTTGACGGCGTCCAATAAAATTAAATTAGGAGCAGAGTCAGGATTTTCTTGAAATACACCCCAAGTAGTGATTGCAGAGTAATCGGCAGATTCTTTTTTAAGAAAAGCAGTATCATAAGATTGTATGACATGTTGTAGTTTTGGAATATAATCCCGGTCCCATTTCCGCCACCATTCCCTTTTGATTAAAGAGCCTTCTTCAGAAGTTGGGTTTTGCATCCATTGCGCGTTCCACTTACCAACACTTAAACTGGCCTTAACTCCTTCTAATTCTTCTAACTTCCAATACTCTGGCCAAACTGATTTACCTGATGGAAGGATTGCAGGAAATTCTATAAGTTCCCATTTATCTGATTTTAATTCTTTTTGATGTTTTAATAACATCCCTGTTAGATCTTTCATATTCCATCTAGTCATAACGACTACAATAGTTCCACCTGGTTGAAGTCTTTGACGTGGTCCGGATGTATACCATTCATAAGCACGTTCCATGGATGACATGTTCAACGCATCTTGCTCCGAGTGAGGATCATCAATAATCAATAAGTCCGCTCCACGACCCGTGATCGCTGATCCGACACCCGCTGCATAATATTCTCCACCTTGTGCCGTCTCCCATTTGCCCGCGGCTTGACTGTCCTCTCGGAGTCTTGTCTCGAATACTTGTTTATATTCTGGAGAGTCCATAAGAGTCTTTGCCTTACGACCAAATCTTATTGCAAGTTCAGTGGTGTGCGTGGATTGTATAATTTTTAAATTAGGTCTTCGTCCCACCATCCAGGCAGGTAATAGAAAAGATGCAAA